AGCACACGTCTGGTCCTACCAATAGGACCATCAACATGTGAAGGGGTGTTCTCTGTAATGTCAGAGTTACCCCTGTGGTACAATGGGAATCGGACGAATCCCACTGTTCCTGAGGCCTTGGCCCCTTATACGAAGGGGACAAGGTATCTATCGACGAAGCAAGTTCCATCGAGCTTGATTCTTCGATTCGCCGGTTCCCAGTCTGTGACTCGGAATCGGGATACTCTCCTCCGTGCAGGATTTGCACTGCGGGAGAGAAGTCAGGATAACGCTTTAGAGCGTGACCTGACAGTCAAACGGACACTAGAAGGTCTAGTTAGTCCGTCTGGAAGTCTCGCTGAGCTTCTATCGGAGCACAGCAGAGTCTCAGACATCATGAACCAAGACATGGGCATGATGTTCGACTCAGAATCAGAGAATAGTGGCTCTGAATGTGAGGACGTCCCCTCAGTTCTCGAAGAGAGAAGTAAGGAGACTATAATTCGGTTCCGGAGAAATTCTCGGTACCGGATTAAGTATGACGATCCGTGGAAGATTCACGCTGGTCGTCAACTGGGCGTATCTTTGGGTTTGAACCCAAAGACCGTCCTCTGGTCCGGAGACGGGATTCGTCTCCAGGATCCACTTCCAGCTCGGGTCTTAGGCCCTAACTGGACGGGATCTGTGAAGTCGAAGATTCGATTTTCACAGATCGCGGATGTCAACGTGAAATTACACGTGATATACGCTCATACTCATTGGGGCTCTCGCCTTAAGGAGTTATGCAACGAGCCAGACTCACCATATGTAGTCTGGGCCCGTACTCTAAGGTATCGAATTAATCGGTTCCTTAGAGGGTCGACTGACCCTTGCATGAGCAAGAGGCAGATCGAAGCCTTGTTTGAAGACACCACGACTTCTCTCAAGGCACGGTCCGACAGACTTATTGAAGTCTTAAAGACCGTAGACGGGATATTTCTTCAGAGATTTCTGAGTTATCCCGAGGAGGTATGGACATGGGAACGTTTCGACATGTTCATCCTCGGGAACTTATCCATCCTAATTGGGGATGAGTTCCTAGACGGTGAGATGACAGAATATGCACTTACCGTCTCTACTGCCTACTCGCAACTAAAAGCGAGTAGGAAGTGGTTCAAACTTCACTCACATCGAGGAAGTTTGAAACATGCACTGGAGGACCTCTCAGAGGTACCTCACTGGTGCAGGCAGTTCGTCAACGTCTGGAGACGTGCCGAACGCTCGACAGGGGCCCGTAGGACATACCTATTCGGACTCCTGTCACAGACAAGGGGTTGCGGAACTCCGCCGCCACTTGTCTTACTCCAGTCTAAGATGAAATTTTTACGCATCATTAGCCTGGAGGTCCCTCCGGAGCCTGCGTCAGCAGGTCTAATCCGTAGGGCAGCTCTTGAGGAGGTCCTTAGTGGACTCCCTCAGGAGGCGTTCACGGGGCTTGCCACAAAGGCAAGAATCACCGTGACTACGTCCTCTTCCTGGGAAAAGACCAGGCGAGAAGGCGGTACGATAGAGGCAGCGAGAGAATTACTCGCGTCTTTACCGATCGGTGAAGGGGTACCCGTAAGGGACCTAGACACCGGGAGGGTCATAACGCATAAACAAATCGATGCGTTTGACTCCACCGGAGAGGCGATATTCTGGCTAGCGCTAGATCACACTCTCCGCACACCACCGGACCTGCTAAAGCAGGCCTTTCTAACGGTGGTGAAGGAGCCTGGTAAAGCACGTAGCGTTACCAAGGCCCGGGCTTGTCTCAAGATCGTCCTCGATCTTGTTAACAAGATTGTTGCGTCTCCTCTAGAAAGAGGAATTCGCAGCAGTACATCTGGGATGGGCAAAGCCAATCACGGATGGAATCTCTTCTGCCGCCTGATGTCAGACGACGTAAGAGAAATGGTTTTCAATCTCGAAAGTCGAGAAGAAAACCCATACGAAGGTTATGTCGAAAGGACGGACACCTTCGAAGACCTTTTCATGGTCTCAACGGACTATGAAACGGCCACCGATTGTTTGGAACATAATGTTGCAAACGATCTGGGACAGGCGTGGATGCTAAAATGTGGCATCCCACGTCTGCTCAGGGCGATAGTCGTTAAGACGTGCTTTCAGCCCCGTGAGGTCTTCTTTAACGCCACGGGCGTTATGAAGACCATCGGTATCGACCGCCCCGAAATGGGGAAGAATATACGGTCGGTACTTCTGGTGAGAGGGATCCTAATGGGAGACCCTCTGACCAAGGTCGTGCTACACCTTACAAATGTAGTAGCACGGCATGCCGCAAAACGTCTTCACGATGGAGACTTTTACGGGAACTTTACGAATGGCAGTGAGGCATTCGCAAAGCTAAAGAGCTCACTCCGGACAACCGGTTGAAACTCTTTTCGTTGCACTCCTAGGATGGATTTCCTGGAGTGCGGCAACGCAACGCCCCCCTCGGGGGAGCAATTACGTTACGTTT